CCAAATCCCCAGCCAAAGGCCGCCCGGGACAAACGACAACTAGCCCACCTGACTCTCTATTTTTACACATTTACACCCCCTGGGTATTTTCTACTACCTACCCTTATATATAACAGGGAAAATCTTAACTTAGCGGTATATAAGAATAATATGTTAGAAAAATTTAGAAAGAAGCCTGTAGTGATAGAGGCGGAGCAATTTGTTATATGGGATATGAAAAATCTGCCCCTGTTTGTAACTATACAAGGAATTACTTTCCCTGTTACAAAAGAAGCTACTATTATGATACCTACACTAGAAGGACAACATATAGCTAGTAATTTAGATTGGATTATAAAAGGAGTGAATGGAGAACTATACCCTTGTAAACCAGATATTTTTGAAAAGACTTACGAAAAAATAGATCTATAAATAGAGAATATGCGTATATATTTTGACACTGAATTTACAGGTCTACACCAGAACACTACTTTGATATCCATTGGCATGATATCAGAAACAGGTAAGAAATTTTATGCTGAGTTTTATGGGTATGACAAAGCCCAGATAGATCCTTGGTTACAAGAAAATGTAGTAGATAATCTTCTATATAACAATATAGCTGCTTTTACTAGTGCTACACTGATACAAACACTATGTACGGATACAGATGACCATTATGTGGCTCTTTACCCTACGCATATAAAAGAGGTATTGACTACATGGTTAGAACAGTTTGGAGAAGTAGAGATATGGAGTGATTGTTTAGCTTATGATTGGGTATTATTCAATGATATATTTGGACATGCTTTCAATATTCCTAAAAATGTGTACTACATACCTTTTGATATCTGCACTTTATTTAAAGTAAAGAATATAAATCCTGATATATCTCGTGAAGAATTTATAGGTGGTTCTGTAGAAGGTGCTAAACATAATGCTCTATACGATGCAAAAGTTATAAAAGCTTGTTACGAAAACTTACAAAAATGAGTATAAGCTTATTTAAATTAGTGAATAAATTACTAGTTACAGATCCAGTGAAACATTGTAAAACTTATAAGAGCCAAGGTTGTAGTTTTGTGGATGGTATAGGTTGTGATATGAAAACTTGCACTTTCAAAGATACAAAATGTGTAGCAGTTATTTGTAGAGATGGTCACGAATTTTTTACTTGGGTAAAGAAAGATCTAGGGGAACATAAGGTTTTACATTCTACAGTAAATAGAGTCTACACTAAAGATACTACCTACATAAAAGTAAGTCATATCACAGATACTAAAGGTTTTAAATTTAATTATCGTATTCTTGCTACTCCTAAAAAATTTGCATTCCATTTATATGAACTTACTGCATACGTTGATAAAATTTCTAAGGCTTAAATGCCCTGAAAAATGTGGTGGATATCTGCAGCAAGATGATGTACACAATAACACAAATATTTATACTTGCGAAAAATGTAAAAAACAATTTATATGAGACACGTAGAAAAGGCATTATTGAAATACAATGATGAATGTTACCCGGAAATTCCTACAACTTTTATCAAGATTGAAAATGCTGAAGATATAGTAGGTGTAGCACCTGTAGTATCTTTTACTATACAATCAGATCCTATCTCTATGGTAGGTGTGAATGGAGTACAAGCTTTAGATATACTTAAATACTGTAAATGTCTCTTTGAAAGTTTGAATGAAGCTTTTCCTTGTAGAGAAAACTCTATATCTATTACAAAGATGGAAGAGGCTATACACTGGCAAGATGCCAGAACTAAGGATAGATTACGCAGGCAAGTTGAGGGTAAAAATGAAAAGTAAATTCTTCAAAATAAAACTCACGCCTTATAATAAAGATCTATATGTAAGTTACGCACAAACTGATATGGCATTAAAGGCTGCTATGAAGAAGTACAAATTCAGTAAAAAGCATATGGAATTTTTTATGGGTGGGTTTGAAGGTAGTACAGCTGTAGCTTATCGTAATGAAGGTAATTTCTTTCTGAGATTTAAGAGTGTAGAAGATAAAAATAAACTGGTTGGTTTAGTGGCGCATGAGGCTTTTCATGTAACTACAGATTTGTTTGATTATATAGGCGATAAATTCAACAGTGATTATAATTCTGAAGCCTATGCTTATCTTATACAATATATAACTACAAAAATATTAAAAAAGATAAATTAAGATATAGGAGTAAGCTGAAAATCCTTCAAAGAGTAGGCAGTTACCATGAAAAATAAAGAATATGGTTACTTATTTTAACAGAAAAGACCTAGTAAGTTTTGGAAATTACTTGTTGTCTGAAGAGCGTAAAGCAAAATTCCAAGAAAGTTATAAAGAGGCTATCAGGAGGGGCGTAAAAAACCCTTTACCACCTGAGGAATCTTTAAAAACTGTTTTCCATGCAGATGTAGAAAATTGGTTACATCATCAAAGAGAATAAGATATATACCCGACAAGGTAGGCCCTACAGAGATGTGGGGCTTTTTTATACTTGTAGTTTCGGAAATTTTTCGTTACTTGCTACTTATAATATATACTTATGTCTATACTAAAGAAATATGGTGGGGGTGATCCTACTAAACCTACTACAGATAAACCAGCTAAAACTGGCACTCAAATTGATGAGGAGCGTAAAGAATTTATACGTAAAAATAGAGAGCACAGAGCTAAACTTTTAAAAGAGTGGAATACCGGCCTGAAAGATCGTGGTGGTAAAACTTATACTCTACCTGAAGCTAGTAGAAACCTTACTTTTAAAAAGGGTGGTAAACTTTTGTACAAGAAAAAATCTAAAATGTGCTAGTATGCTTCTATACAAAAAAGGTGGAACTATACACATAGCGAAAGAGAAAAAAGGGACATTTACAGCTGTAGCTACTAAGCATGGTATGGGTGTGCAAGAATTCGCAACAAAGGTTTTAGCGGATAAGGAGAATTTTAGCTCTAAAATGGTTAAGAAAGCAGCATTTGCTTATAATTCTAAGAATTGGAAGCATGGCAAATAAGAAAAAGGTATATTTTTGTATTAATTGTAATACAGAATTAGACAGGGAGAATATTTCTAACTCAAGATATAGAGGTAAGAGAAAAATTTGTAAATCTTGCATTAAAGAAGAAAGATTAACTAGCAAACAAAATTCAAATTTCAATAAGGATGGTTTATTGATCTGTAGAGTTTGTAATGAATACAAGACCCTAGATAATTTTACACAAAATAGAAATAATACACCTAGAAAAAATCATGATACAAGATGTCATTGCTGCAAACAGAAGATAAGAAATAGCTATTTAAAGGTATTAAATTTTGAAGATAGGCTAAAACATATTGTTCGTGAGCGAGTTAAAGGAGCAGAGGCTAGAGCTAAACTTAAAAATTTACCATTTGATTTAAATGATGACTTTATTATTTCACTGTTTTATAAACAAGATGGAAAATGTGCATTGTCAAATATAGATATCACCTTAAATGTAAGGGAAGGAAGAAGCCCTTATAACCTGAGTTTGGATCAAATAATACCCTCAAATGGTTATACTAAAGAAAATATACAAATAGTATGTATGGCAGTAAATCAATTAAAATCTGATTTTACTGAAGATGTGATAATAAATATTTGTAAAGGTATAATTAAAAATGCCTCAAAATTTAAGCATTAAAAAGAATGGCTATACTAAGAAAATATCAAACCGGTGGCGCAATATATTTGTACGATAAACGCCCAGGCGTTACCTATAAAAAAGTCGGGGGCCAGTGGCATATATCCACAGATGAAACTGGGAATTATAAGCCCATAGTGGACAAAGATGGGGCTAGAACTAAAGAACTAAATAAAAATGCAAGGTTAGATCCAAATTTAAATAGCCAAGATGTTCTAGACAAAGCTAAGTATGGGACTGTAAAATTAATAGACAACAGAAGTATAGTTGCCGCAACAGGAAATCCTATGCGGGATTCTGATAGAAAAACAGATGAATACTCGGCTAAAGCTATTATAGATATTACTAAAGCCGCTAAAAAATACGGTATAACACCTAGTCTTGCTATAGCCACTGCTATACAAGAAAGTAAGTTAGGAAGCACAGATTCTAATTATGGTCATACTAAAATGGCAAAAGCTGAAGGTATAACTGAAGCTGAACATTTTGTAAAAACATTACATGAACATTTACAAACTGCAAATCGTAAAGGATTGAAAGACCCATATTTACGTATGCAAGTATATAACGGATGGAAGACATTTACAACAAAAGACTTCGGTAGCGATATGGCTTATGGCATGAAAATACCAGCAGAAGGTATAGACATGAGAACTAATCCATTATATGGTAAACAAGTATACGACTTACAGAAGAAATTAATAAAAAATAACCCACAAGTAATGGGCCTTATATATAAAACCATGAAGTAGTATGAATTTAGATGATTTACATAATTCCGACTATGATGATACAGCTATATATGATGATATAGCACAAAATAATCCTGTAATAGTAAAAGAAAAAGAGGAACAAGAAGAGAATCTAGATCCTTTCTTTTACAAAGAAAAAATAACACGTAGAGAAATATCTACAGATAGTAAATGGGATAAATTTAAAATGTGAAAATGAAAAAAGTACTTTCTTTATCTGGTGGTGGTTATCGTGGGCTTATAGAGGCTTATATATTGAACTATTTGGAACATAAAATGCAAGAGCCTATATATAATAAATTTGATATTATAGCTGGCACTAGTACAGGTTCTATACTTGCAGGTGGATTATCTGTAGGTAAATCAGCTGAGGAATTATTACAATTTTATTTGGAATTAGGCCCTAAAGTGTTTGCTAAACCTACAATTAGTTACAGAGTACGTAGTGTATTTGGTTTACACAAATCAAAATTTGATAGAGAAATATTTTATTCATACGTAGAAAAAAACTTAGGTGGTGGAAATATAGACGAAACCTTCGTCCCTGTACTTATGACAGTGTTTAATATAACTACTGGTACTCCTTGTGAATTCAATAGTTTTAAAGATAGTAATGTAAAATTAGTAGATGCAATATTAGCTAGTTCAGCGGCGCCTACTTATTTCACACCTACAATTATAAATAACGAAGAATATATAGATGGTGGTGTTTATGCACCAGACCCCTCACGAGTTGTTATGGACTATATTAAGGACGTCATGGATATTGGACCAGATAATTCTTACCTTTTATCTCTAGGTACAGGATCTAAATTAGTGGGTTATGAAAATGTAACTAAATGGTGGAAATATGAATGGATAACCCCTTTAGTGCAACTTATGATGTCCGCAGACACAACTTCTACAGACAAAGAAATGAAATCTCTATTCAAACATTACCCATCTTCATACACTCGAATTAACGAGCCTTTAAATAAAAGCTACAATAAAGATATGGCTGATGCAAGTAAAGAAAATACCAATCTTTTAAAAGCTCATGCTGTAGCAACTATATTGAGAAATAAAAAGAAATTAGATGAAGTAGCTGATATTCTTAAATCCTTATAAATACAAATAAAATTTTTATATTGCGACATATATAATATGCACGATATGAATAATTTTAAAGAAGACTTAGTATTTTTCAAAGGTGGTGACCTTGTAAAAATTAAACACAACATACCTAATAGACCTATAATGTTGGTAAAACACATTGTAAAAGCACGACCTAACGATAGTAAATCTATCTTACTAGGTGTAAGATGTTTCTGGTTTGATAGCAACCTAGCTTATAATGAGCAAACTTTCTCCTCTAAAGATTTAGTGAAAGTTGAAACAGAGAAGTAAAACTACCGAAGAGTTTAAAGCTAAACTCAAGGAGGTGCAGCCAAATCTTGATTTAATAGGGGATTATGAACAATCACATATAAAAGTTTTAGTAAAGGATGCATTAGGATTGGTCTATAGTTGCCAACCAAATAATTTATTATTAGGGAAAATACCGGGACCAAAAACTGTTCTTGATAAACAAGAATGGTTCAAACAAAAAGCTGGTTTTAAACATAATTATGTTTATGACTATTCTAAATCTGTTTATATTAATGACAAAACCACCTTATTAATAGAGTGTTCTTATCATGGTGAATTTAAACAGTTACCTTCAAATCATTTACAGGGTCAAAATTGCCCATTATGTAGTAGGGAAAACCAAGGAGATTGTTATTATAAAAATCCAGATAATTGGTTAAAACCAGGGTGTTGTTATTTACTCCATTTTAAAGGCAATGCTGAAGAGTTTTGGAAAATAGGTATGGCAATTGATATTAAAAAAAGAGTCCAACAATTGAGAAGGGACACAAATTTTTTATACGATATAGAAGTTCAGGATATAATATATGATAACATTTATAATTGTTATTATAAGTATGAACAACCAAAATTAGTGAAATTGGGAGAATTGAATTTATTATATACACCTAAAATTAAATTTGGCGGACAAACTGAATGTTTCATAGGTGGTTCACTAAAAACTAAATTATCATGCTAAAATTTTCTGTATACAACCAAAAAGTTTGTATAGATCCTAGCATAGTTTTATTAGAAGAGTTTTCTAATATTATCGATTATGGTAAAAAGAAAAAAGATGAGGATCTAGGTAATCGTATGCTTATATACGTTTTCTTTTGTTGTGATCTTACTGAATCTAACTTCATGCGTGATTTAGATTATAGACAAAAACCCCAACAAGCTATGATGAGGGCTTTTGCTGGTAAGAAAACAAAATTTACGCAAGCTGAACAAGATCTTATAGATGCGGCAATAGATGCCTATAATTTCTTCAATGAAACCTCTGCTGAAAGAGCTGTATTAGCTATAGATAAAAAGATAGAAGAAGCGAGAACTACTCTAGAAACTACAGATATAGAAATTATACGAAACATAAATGAAACTAGTGGTGTAGTAACCTTTGCTTCTAATGAACCAATACTATCTAAACTAGCTGAAAATATAGGTAAATTAATGACACTAAAAATAAGTGTTATGAACGCCGCTAAGAAAATGGAAAACACAGGTCGTGTTCGTGGTGGTAAAGGATCTTCCTTACTAGAACGTGGTGGACTAATACAAAAGCCTGAAGACGATGAGTAAACTAAAGAGAGTTAATCTTAATAAGATACCTGAACTTATAGGTGTAGAAAATTCTTATGATATTTTTGATTTAAAGTTTTTACGTAAAGATGAAAATGATAGAATATGGAATGGAGAATTTGATATAACAAATGCGCCTAAACGTTTGGTTGGAGTACCTACAGGTGCTGAAGAGATTAAATTAACCGACTATTTAGTTTACAGACCCATACCCCAAGAGCTTTTAGCTTGGAGAGAAATACCTAATTACCATCCAGACAGTATGGATATGGAGGACTGGTATAGACCTTTAGTTAATTTCTGTTATAGAGGTGTTTGGGTAGATGGGGAATATTACAATCCATATTTTGTATATTGGCTAAATATATTTGTGTTTCCAGTCCCTGTTTACGATAAGAACGGAAAACCTACTGAAAATTTTACGGTATCACACCCACAATATAGTAACATAGATAGATATTATTTTGATTACTGTTGGAAAGCATATTTAAATAACAAAGATTCTGCTATAATGGGTGGTCGTGGTGTAGGTAAATCTTACATGATAAATAATATCCTCGATAGAGAATTTAGATTAGTACCTAATAGTTTAACCTTAGTGTCTTCTACAAATGAAGAAACTACAAATGAGGCTTGGAATAAGATAGAGGCGGGATTAAATGCTATAGAGACATTACACAGAGCTTTAAAATTAAAATTAATTACTGATTCATCTGATACAAAATACGCAGGTGAAACTGTGGAATTACCAGATGGTACACCAGAAGATCAAGGTTTACTTTCACGTTTTGAAAAAATTATATACGGTAAAAACCCGGGTAAAACAAGAGGTAAGCGTCCTACTAAACAATTAGTAGAAGAGTTTGCTGCCTTTCCGCCTTCTCATCAAAAAGGGGCCTTAGGTGCTTGTAAAAGAGAGAGTCGTGGTTCTTGGTATGTAATGGGTAGTATAAAAAAGTGTCAAGTATATTACTCTGGTACAGGTGGTACTGTAGAAAATGATGAAGCTGAAGGTATATTTTGTAATCCTGATGCACATGAAATATTAGCTACAGAAGATTTTGGTATACGAAGTGGTTTCTTTTGCCCTACACATATAAAAAGAGCTGGTACATGGGAAGTAACTGGTTGTCCTGACGTTACTCAGGCTACTATAGAAGTAATGAAAGAAAGGGAAGCAGCTAAAAGTGACCCTGAAAGTTATATGGGTTTACTACAAGAGTACCCTATGAATATAAAGGAGGTATTTATTCGTAAAGGCTCTAATATATTTGATCAAGATAAAATTGCCACACAGCGTATAAACCTTGATATGAACCCTGATATACCTAAACCTGAACGTGGTTTTCTTAAGTGGTTAAAAGCGGAAAATGGTAGAATAGTAGGGGTGGAATGGAGTCCTAGTCCTATAGGGGACATTAGTATAATAGAGCATCCACATTGGTTGTCTGAGCAAGCATTAGACAATGAAAAACAACCTTTACCGAATTTATATGTAGGTGGTTGCGATAGTATTGACCAAGGTACAGGTGATTCTGCACATGCTACGAATAATAAAAAAGGTTCTGAGTTAGCAATACTTATTAAGAAACGTATACTGGATAAAGGTTATTTCAGAACTACATCTAATTTGTATGTGGCTAAATATAACAAAAGATCTAACGATGTTCGTACAGATTGGGATAATGCTATGAAATTAGCTTATTATTACAATGCAGAGGTAAATATAGAGTACACTAAAATAGGTATAGTTTCACACTTTAGAGATAATGGATTTTATCATTTACTGAAGAAAAGACCTACTATCAATTTACAAAATGCTGACCCTAATAAACAAACACACCTTATAGGTACTACAGCTGGTGGGCCTATTATAGATCACCAAGATCAGAAAATCAAAGCTTATATAGATGACTTCTACGACACTATATACTTTAAAGATGTATTAGAACAATTACAAGATTACAATAGAGAAGATAGAACAAAGTACGATTTTGTCATAGCTATGGGATTATGTGAATTATCTGATGAAGATCTTATGGGTAAAATAGCTAAACCTCAGGAAGCTACAACTAAAGAATTACAAGTATTCGGTTATTACACTGATCCTTCTACAGGTTATAAGAAATATGGAGTTATACCAGATAAAGGTAGTGGGAAAGATGAGATGAATGCCTCTTTAGAGCGTGAAGCCGAAATGCATAGGCTATCAGGCGGTGTTCGTTGGATAGATATGAGTGATCCTAAAAACCCTAAGGCTGTATACGATTAATTTACCACTGATTTTTAAATCCTTTTTATTATCTTCGCTATTGTAAAATATGTGTATAAGATATGAATAAGAATCAAATAAAACCAATAGGTTTAAATTTAGTGGCAGAGGTCACAGAATTACCAAATATTGAAAACGGTATTTATACTGGTCCATCAAAGTTCGCTACAAGAACTAAAGTGGAATATTATTATGGTAAAGCAACAATGTTGGGAAGCAATACTAAAGAAAAATGCCCAGAGTTAAAAGAAGGTGATAACATCATTTTTAACCAGTTTGCGGGATATTTAGCACCGACAACAGATGCTTACGTTAAAGTAATAAGAAGTCATGATGTAGTGGCAATAGTAAATACAAGTTTTGATAAAATGGAAGAGAAAAATATTAAACCAACAGGAGAAAGAATTTTAGTTAAAATTATAGGTGAAGATTTAGTAGATGCAAATGGTATCTTTAATGATTCAAAACCAGATCCGCGTGATGCAGATACTCAAAAAGCCGTAGTTTTATCTTGTGCTAAAGGTGCATTAGTAAAATTCCCTAAAGGTACAATTGTAGCTTTTGATCCATATTGTGGTAATTTGATCTTAAATGCAGCTGATTGTAAGCTGAAGACAATACATTACGACGATATTTTGTTTACTATAGATAAATAATGGGTGTACTAACACATAGATATTACAATACTGAAGATGTAGCAATTTCTGAGCAGGATAAGTCTGACTTTTCCTACCTCAGTCAATCTGTAGATTTTTACATAGCTGCCTTAGTAAGAGAAAAGACTCATATCAAACATGCAAGAAACTTGTATGACGGTATAAGGGATAAAGACGAATTTAAATATTTAGAAGATGTCTTTGGTATAGAGTCAGCGTTGTCTGTAAAAATGACACCACTTATTAAAACACGTATTGATATCTTAGTTGGTATCCTATTAGATGAAACTTTTACTTTTAGAACTACTATCAAAGATACAGAAACTTTGACTAGAGTAGAAAATTTAAAGGCTGAAGAATTCTCTAAAAGAATAATAGAAAAATATACTCAGTTATTTAATGATAACATTAAATTAGTAAATAAGGGCGAGAAACCGTCACAATTTGCTAATGAAGATAAGTTTATAGTTGACCTAAAAGCGAGGCTAGATAAGGATTTTGTTTCTCAATTTCAATCTACAGTTGTTTCTTTACTTAGATTTTTTGAGCAAGATAAAACTATAGATCTTAAGCAAAAATTAAAACAAATCTTTGTAGATTTATTGGTTGCAGGTGAAGCCTATTATAGAACATATGTTTACAGAGTTGGTGAAGATCCTAAGTTAGAAGTATGTAAACCGGAAAATATGTTCTTTAGTAAGAATACTAATTTCCAATTTATGTCTACAGGTTCACAACCTAATGTAAACGCTTGTGTACATCGTAAATTTGTTAAGAGATCTGAAATTCTTACAGAATGGGGACATCTTATGACTGATGAGCAAAAGAGAGTTTTATTTGGTCAATCAGATGCGGGTGCTGCACCACGTATAAGAGACCCTAGACAATTAGATCATATCTACAGTACAAATACAGTATTAAACCAACACACTAACAGTACATGGGATACTATGCCTGTGTATCATGTTGAATGGTTGGCTAATAATGAAATATATCTAGATGAGGAGGATAAAGATAGATACCAAAATGTTGAAGATATATCTCACACTAGATACCCAGATCCTATATTTGGTGATGCTTCAGGTTCAGGGAGACCTAATACTAAAGCTTACAGATTGGATCGTTATGAGGGTATACGTATAGGTTGGAATATATATTTAAACTTAGGTAAAAGTAAACATCAACCACGTAGTATCGGTGCGCCTTATTTGACAACTCTGTCTTACAATGGTGTAACTTATAATGATAGAAATGCTAAGCCATATTCTTTATCGTTAGCTTTAAAAGATTTACAAGATTCTTTCGATATTGTAACTTTCTTTAGGGATAACCTTATAGCTAACGCTGGTGTAGATGGTTCCCGTGTAAATTTAGCTGCTATACCAAAAGTATTGGGTCAAGATTACATGGAACGTTTGTTGAAATTTATAGCTTTACGTAAACAAGGTATAGAAGTATATGACCCCACAGAAGAAGGCGCAAACTTATTTTCTGGGTACGGTGATTTTCACGGGTCTCTAAACGGAAATACTATAGAACAACTTAATATAGTGTTAGAATCTATACAGGCTCAAGCTGATATAGTTACTGGTATTAATAGATACATGTACCAAGCAGCTGAACAAAGAGATGCTGTTAGTAATGTAAAAACTGGTATAAAACAAACTTCACTTATTACTAAGGATATATTTGAACTTATATATGATACACGCTGTAACGCATTATACGATCTAGTAAATTGTGGTAAAATAGCTTATCAAGATGGTAAAAGAGGCTCTTATATACTAGGTGATAAAACAATGTTTTTTCATGCACAACCTGAAAACTTCAGATTTACAGACTTTGATATACACTTAGTAAATTCTAGTAGAGAAAATCTTAAGTTAGAAAAATTAGCGGCTTTGGCCCCACAATTAGCAGGTAAAGGTTCCATAGACGATGAAGTATTAGTAAAAGCTTTATTATCAGAATCTACTACAGATGTAGTGGCTATGTTAGACGAAAGCTTAGCTAAACGTAAAGCTGAAAATGATCAAGTTAAACAATTAACAAAAAAATTACAACAATTGCAAACACAATTAGATCAAGCTGGAAAAGAGTTAGAAAAAGCTCAAGCTGAAAAAGAGAAATTAGAAAAAGTAGATAGAGAATACAAAACTAAAGATTTAGCCATCAGAGAAGAAGATACAAAAGCACGTATTAGACAAGGTGATGATAGGATAGATTTAGAAAGAACTAAGACAGAAGCTGAAGCGCAAAAAGACGCTGAGGTAGTGAGATTAGAAAGAGAACAACTTTACGCTGATAATGTTTCAGGTAATGCGAGACAAGTTAAAAACGATTTGTAATAAGTATAATATGAGTGATAAGGAAGAACAATTAGAGAGAAGCTACACTATAAGATTAGATAGCAAAACAGTTATATCTGTGAAGGGTTACCAATTATATAAAGAACGTTGGTTAAACTATTTTGGATCTATAGATGCAGTAGACGAGTTTATTAAAAATTATAAGTAAAAATTATGGATATTAGAGTTGTAGAATCTGTTGCTACTAGTGGTTGTATGGTTGATCCATTATACCGTATAGATGGTGATATAGAAAATATTAGCTTGGCTTGGGATGAACCTAACCAAAATTTATCTATTGTAGATTACAACATCGACTACATGTCTTTACCTTTTCAAATAGGTACTGATATGGTGAAGAAAACATTCCTTACTTATAATGGTAGAACTTGTGCGGGTCAAATGTTAGAGACTGTTCTTATACAGTCAAAAAATGATGCAGATGCAAACCATATACCAGGTTACAATAACTCTAATGAGTGGCCTTATAATCCTAGTACTTATAAATTTCCTACTGAAATATTAAGTCTTACAAATACGGCTGATTACTCTATGATGCCATATGATTATAGCCAAGGATTTACAGTAGTAAAACAATTTCTTACAGCCCAAGCTAATTTAGCTCCTGGGACTCCAGCTTATACAGCATTTTATAATGCTCCACACCTCACTACTTTCTTACCTGCAAATGTTGATTGTGGGAGAATTTATGTGGATGGGTGGTACACATCTTACGTAATAGCAGTTAAAACTTGGGCTGTTTTAGATCCATTAAACAATGGTATAACAGCAGGGGATATATTCTTCTACCCTTTGAATAATACATTTTACATAAATACTACAGGTCAAGCAGGATCACTTACATTGGATCCTACTACAAATATAATGATACCAGATATTATTAACTATCGACCTGATCCTACTTTCTCAGAGTGGCAAGCTCTTATGATGGTTTATGCTGCACAAGTAGCTATGCCCAATAATGTTATATACTTTGCGGAGACACAACATTTAGTTACTATAGAATTAAATAAAGCTATACTTACTGAATTACTTAAACAAGCAAGTTGTTGTGAACAACCAGATTTTGATAGCTCTAAAATAATTACCTATATGAAACTTTTACAAAAGCGTATGGGTGCCTATATGCAATTTAATAAAGGTATTTACCACGAGGCTAGTTGTATATTAGAAAGTTGTAGAAAATTATGTGATATATGTTTATATCATCAAAGTTACGGGGCTTATAATTCAATCTGTAAAACATGTTAATAAGATTTGTAGACGATTATGATGCAGCTATAGTTGCTGGTAAAGCTTTGGTGGGTGATATACAATTTCGTATATGCACTAAAGAAAAATTTATGGGGGCGTCTAAGTATTTAGATGTTTTATATGCACAAAGTGTTATAATCTCAGCAATTATAGACCAACTAGAAAACGAAGACAATGCAGTTCCTAGAGCAAATGAAGCTTTACTTATGACTCTTAAATCTGTTATAGACAAAGATATTTGCAACAAGCCTAGAAATAGCGTAGTTAATTTAACTAATTATCATCAGTAATGGAAAAAGGATTTGGTGGTTTATTATATAATAAACGTAAAATATTAAAAGAACTTATAAATGAATTTCCTGGTTTAGGTAAATCTAAGGATTTTAAAATTGCTGGGCCTACTAATGATGAAGTTATGTACGCTGAAGGTAAACCTATCGAACCTAAAAATATGTACCCAGAGTGGAGAGATACTTTTAAGTTTGAAACCCCATCAGGTAAAAAATTTGATGTAGAGATTGGTAATAAAAATCGTAGAGAATTAAAGAATGAAGTTAGACTACAACTTATATCTAAAGAATTCGAAGATAACGCTCTAGTAAAAGATTTTAAAGATGATCTTAAACAGAGATTGGAGAATAAATTAGGTAAGAAATTTGTAGAAGATAGAGGTGGTGTAGATGCATACGTACGTGGTTACTTTTCACCAGAAAGAAAATATCAAGCTTACAAGAATGATATGAACTTTTTACCTATGGGACATTTTGAAGGATTAAAATCAATATTAAAAGGATAAAATTATGCCAGCACCAGGACAAACACAAGTTAATGTATTAGGACAATCATTTATAAATCCTAACATGTTTCAAATATTTAATGATCCGGACACAGATTGTCGTGTTATAAAGTACGTAGGTAATGACACAGTTATTACTCCTAATTATATGCATGACCATACTATATTTGAGTATAAGTCGCCTGTTGGTAATGCCTTACCTGTAACATTTAATTATCCTACTAACACAGAGGATAGAAGTTTACATTTTTTCACTTTAGATAACTCTAATAATGGCGTAGCTAAGACCTTTACTTTCTTACCTTCTTATATATTTTTGGATAATTTAGGTGTACAAACTTATACGGTAAATCCTGGTAAGAAATTATGTTTCTACGGAGCTATCATCAATGGCAAAATATATTTTAGAGTTTCTATAGAAACTACCAATTAATATTCAATAAATTTTCTTATATTCGCTCCAATAATTTTAAATAAGTTAATATGAGCACAGAATTGAATGTAAATGATTTACACAACGATGACGACGAACCGATCATCACACCTATTATTGAAGATGAAAATTCGGATGATGATACACCACCAAACAATGATGTTACTGATAAAGATACCGCAGATAGTACAGATAGTACAGATGACGATAATTTAGTACCTGAAAACAGAGTTGTAGAAGACGAAGACAATGATACTCCTGGTATAGAGCAGTTTTTGGCTGGTCACGGTATTATAGGTGGTATGATTACTTTTGATGAAGGTGAAACGAAACACTTTAATGATCTTACTGAATCAGAAAAATTTAATGTATTAAATGATTTAGCAAAATCTACAGCCCCACGTTTAGAGGAAGAATATGGTTTAGATGAGAATGAAATCGGTCTTATCAATTTTGTACGTGAACAAAATAAACCTATTGAAGAAGTTTTAGAAGGTTTAGCTAGGACAAGAGCTGAACAATTAATTGCACTTAGTCAATCAGGTTCTGAGGATTATAGCTCTATGAGTGATGATGCTGTAACATTGAAACGTTTACAAGCTAATGATCCAGAAGCCACACAAGAAGACTTAGCTGAAGAATTAGAGCGTCTAAAAGGTGGTAAATTCTTTGAAAAGAATGCTGCACAATATAGATCTCAATTTGTACAAGAACAAGCTGCTTTAGATGCACAATATAATGCGCAAAGAGCCGCTGAGTTTGAGCAAGAATTAGAACAAGATAGATCTATCATAGCTAATGCTGCACAATCTATTGATAATATCGCGGGTTGGAATATTTCTAATGATGAGAAAAACGAAATCCTACATGACCTTTTGGAAGTGAATGATCATGGTGATTCTTTATTTATGGAGGAAGTTTTTTCTGATCCTAATAAATTGGTAAAGGCCGCTTGGTTGTATAAAAATGCTGAGGCACGTATGGATCAAATTGAGGCCCACTACAAGAAAGAACTTACAAAAGAATATACAAGAGGTAGACAAGAAGCTTTAAATGGTTTATCTAAAGACCCTATTAGGGGTGTACGATCATCTGATGATGCTGAACCAACTCCTAGTACTCAATCAGGTAAAACTATCAAAAGTGTAAATGATTTACACAGCGATGATTAATTTACCCTTATAAATTAAGGGTTTTTAAATTTATTGCGAAGATTTTAAATAACAAGGGTGGTTTCCCCATCCAAAAAACAAAAGTAACACATGAAAATTGTAGACAGAAATACCGTCGTGCAGCACATCTCTGACACTAAAACGGTACAAAATTTTGGTACTTTATTAGGTACTAAACCACACAAATTAGGTACAGTTGTAACTATGTACAAAAGTTTAGCTTTGTCAACTTTGACAGATGCTTTGAAAAATGTATTTTACAACCCTAAGAAAAATGAAGGTTCTTTTACTCCTATCAACTCTATGTGTATTGAGTGGGCTATCGATGTAAACTTCATTAAAAAAGTACGTATTGTAGGTGCTATCTCTGGTTCTGGTTTAAACAAAAATGTTGAAACTATTATCTTAGCTGAGCGTTACTACGATAAAAATGATACTTTTACGTTAGAGAACAAACAACAATTATTCGTTGTAGCTCCACCACGTAAGTTAGATCAAACTCGTTGGGAGTATAAAGTTAAATTAGTAGGTAATGATTTAGGTAAATCTATCGATAGTGCTTATGCTGCTGTAGGTAAATATACTCGTTACCGTTCTAATTACCACCCAGAGTTATCTGAAAGAGGATACACTAAATGGATCTCTAACACTGAGACTCACCGTAACTTTATCTCTCGTCACAGAGCTTCTACTTCTTGGTCAGGTGATTTCGCTATGATGGAAGATATTTTTATTCAAGTAGGTAATGATCCTAACAAAGTGGATTCTTACTACAAAATGAATAAAAAAGAGAAAGAATGTATGGATAACTTCTTGATTTCAAGAGAGCAATCTAATGTTTTTTCTGAAACTAACTACGATGTAAACGGTAAATGTTTAGATCAAGATGATCATGGACGTGATATCCCTATGGGTGATGGAGTTATTCCTCAAATTTCTCGTTACTGTGATAAATTCTCTTACTCTATTTTAACTTCTGACGTATTCAATGACGTATTAGCTGCAATGAGAGAGAAATCAGAAACACCTACAGGTAACGTTTATGCGGTTATTTGTAATGAGCGTTTCTACGATCAAGTTGGAAACTTAATGATTTCTGATTTACGTTACCAATCTAGTGCTAATGGTGCTTACTTCTGGTCTAAATCAGCTAATGATAAAGTATCTATGGGTGGTGAATTTGATACTTACAAATTCCAAGGTAACATGATTACTTTCATGCCTGATAGAGTTCTTTCTCAAGAGTATCCAGATTGGGGTTACGGTATTTTCTTAGATACAGGTGCTGATTTAGCTACTGGTCGTCCAAATATCGCTGGTTTCACATTGAAAGGTGCTGAGATTGTATCAGGAAGTTTAAATGGTATGGGTGGTATCGATGGTAAAACATCAGGTGAAGTTGCTACAGGAGTACACGGATCTCAATATCACTTGTTAGGTTATTCTGCAGTTGTAGTATTTAACCCATACAGATCGTTTATCTTACAAGAGAACAGAATCTAATTTCTCTTAAATATAACACATTAAAGGTATCTAGAAATAGGTACCTTTTTTTTTGTTCCCTTATTTGTTCAAACTAAATTATTATATTTGCATACAAATTAATATGTAATATGGAAACAACAATTGAACAATTAGAAAATGGTTCTATCTCTGACCAAATTATTGAGATCAAATCGGTTTATAAAACTGGTAAACATACTATTCAACCTGCATTCGATGCCAAAATTGGCTGGTGGGCTGGAGTAGATCGTCTTACAGAAGATGACAAAAAAGGTTTAAGATACTACGTAAAAGTAGGTTTGAAGGGTGAACATGAAAGAGAAAATACTCGTATTGTTCTTCAAGAGGGTTTAACTTTTAACTTGACAAATGAAGTAGATAGAACAAACTGGATGTGGGTAAAAGAATGTAAAGATGTATTAGCTATGTCATTACAGGATGCTCAAAGTTCTAAAGCTTTGTTTTATGTGCATATTGAAGGTCGTGAATCTGAGATTTCTAACAAGAAAACAGAATTACAATTCAAGGCCATGACATTAGTTATGGAAGATCCTACTACTAATTACGTTAATAGAGCTTTACTATTAGGTATGGATATGGAGCACGAAAGACCATCTACTATCAAAGAGTTCCTTTTAGAAAAAGCTAAAGACAAACCGACAGAAATCATTCGTGTATATGAAGGTAATACTATGAAATTACACTTATTATACTTGATGGCGAAAAAAGCTAATCAGATTACTGTAGGTTCTGATAATGTGATTAAATACAAAGAGCATATCTTAGGTATGAGTGATGATTCTGCTGTAGCTTATTTACAAAGCAATAAAGAGATCTTAGGTCTTATTGAACGTGATGTAAATCCACAATATTTTGAGGAGAAAGCAACAAAGGTTCACGACTCTCAATTATCTAATATTCAGAAAGCGCAATTAGCCGCTAAAGAAAAAAGAGAACAAGAAGAAGCTGAAGCTAAAAAATAATAAAAGATGACTGAAAGAGGGGTTTACGAAAATATTTTAATAGAAATAAGGAAGGTTAAAGCCCCTTCTTTACATCTCGAAGATTATTTATACTGGGCAAACAAAGGTATACAAGAATACTGTAATGAGCGTTATAATAAGTTTGAGATAAATCAACAGTTAAGTGATGACTTAGGGGCACTCCTTACGGCGGATTCTTTTGTAATTGTAAATGCAACTACTGGTTATTTTGAGTCTGACCCTACTACTTTACTTACATACAAAACTGGTAATAGATATAATTCTGATTTTATACAATTTACATTACCAATTAACTACTGGCACATGCTGGGAGCAAATGTAACTAATTACACAAAATTTAATTACAAATGCCATCCTGCTGGTTATACTACCACAAATGCGTCTAAAAAGTTATCCACTCAACATGCGCAAAGTGTTATAGATAATTCATACTTGAAGCCTTTATTTTCTAGACCATACCATGGTTTTTCTACAAAACTAGGTGTGCAAGGTGTATTAGATATTTTGTTTTATATAGGTGATCTTACTAAGGCAGGCGTAAAAAGTGTGTATATAGATTATTTACGTAAACCGGCTAGAATAAACTTAACAAAAGCTCAAGTGGATGCTCCATTGGATACAACCAATATTATAGAATTCCCAGAGTATGTATGTAATGAAATAATTAAAAGAACTGTTAAACTTATATTAGAATCATCTGGTGACCCTAGATTAAATACTAATGTACCAATAAATACTTCTATACAATAATATGTTCTACTTTACTTACCAAACAAAGAATTTAATTACCGGTAAAACATATATAGGCGTACACAAAACATCTAATTTAAATGATGGTTACATTGGTGGTGGTATATACAGAATATCAGATGCTATCAGGTTGTCTAAGTCAAAAACTCGATTTTTTCCTAGATCCGTAGTTAAACACGGTTATGAAAATTTTAAATTAGAAATATTATGTTTCTTCGATACATATGAAGAATGCTTGGAAGAGGAAAAATTTCTGGTTGACATGAAATGGGTTAAGTCTAAAAGTAATTATAATGCTTTAGAGGGAGGTCAATCATGTCCTGCTATCAAATGTGAAGTATTTGTTTATTGTAAGGATGGTAATTTTGTAGATAAGTACGATTCTTATGCTGATGCTGCTATTATTGCTAAAACAAGTTCTAAAAGTATATCTAAGGTAATAATTAATGAACTAGGTGGATCTCGTTTAGGTTTCAGATTTTTCAAAGATTTTAAAGGTGATAAAATTGAACCTTATAATTTTGATTACTTTAAAGGAGCAAATAACCCAAAAGCAAGGTCTGTTGAGATTTTTGATATACATGGAAAATTTTTAAATAGGTTCGGTAGTGTCTCTGAAGCGGGTAAATATTTAGGTATACCAGGAAGCTCTATAGTTTCTACTATACAAAACAAAAGGGAAAGTTATAAGAAAAAATATATTTTTAAGTATACAGATATTTAACCTTATGGGTTGAAAAAATATGTATAATATTGCCTGTTTATAAGGGGATACCAGCTCCAATTATTTTTTTAACTGACAGCTATACTGGTATAAGCTGTTGATAAACAACAAACTATATGTTTACATTATCTGACAAGATGAGAGTATTAAACACGGCATCTCATGTACGTGTATATTCATCTGCAAACGTTGAGCGTACTACTGCAGCTGCTGTTGCAACAGGAGATACGTTATTAATCGAAGGGTTTGGATCTTTCCCTTTAGATTCTATTTCTGACATCAAAATGCGTAGAGCTGTTCCTGCTGTTAAAGAGAGCAAGGATTTTACAGTTATTGCACCTGCTGGTGTAGCTATCGGTGATGCTATTGAAGTAAGAGTACAAATGACAACTAGTCGTTACCAATCAGAATTAGCTGTACAAGCTCGTTTAGGTGGTGCACACTACTTTACATTCACTACTGCACCTTTAACTGCTGTTACTGTTGCTGCTATCCGTACAGCTATCATCGCTGGTTTGGCTAGTCAAAAAGCATTATTCCCTAACGGAGTATATCCTTTTTCTGTAGCTACTGGTACTGCTGCATCTGATATCAATTTAATCACAACTAGTGGTTATGAGTCAGTTACTTTTGATAGAGTAGAGATCCGTCGTTCTAATGTTGGTATTGGTTCACAAGTTTTCAATTCTTTAGCTTTAGCTGTTACTAATGCTGTAGGTTCTGAAGGTAAAAACTTAGGTAAATACTTAGAAGAATCAGTACACATGGGTACTCATTTAAATAATGGTCCTTACGGTGTTGATACTATCGATACAAGAGTTGACGTTCGTGGTTCTTACACTGCATTGTATTTCACTTTAGATGCTTCTTACTTAGAAGATTTATCTATTGTTGCTGCTGACAATGGACCATTACCAGCAAAACATAAATTTGCAGTATGGTTAAACGAAGCTACTTGTTTAGGTACTGACGGAGCTATCCACAAATTAGCTGCTGTTGCTTTAGTTCGTGAGGCTGCTTTAACTTCTCTTACTGCTGTAGGTTACACTGCTGCTGCTATTACAAGAGCACAAGAAGAAACTGAGATCTTATTTATCGCAAATGAGAACTCTGTTGCAACTTCTGCTGCTTTTATTCTTTAATAGTAACAAAAGTTATAATATTAACCCAGCTTCGGTTGGGTTATTTTTTAAATATATTTTAAGCTATGAACGGAGCAGGTAAATACAATAAGATTAATCTAAACAATAAATATAAGATAGTTTATAAAACAACAAATCTTATAAATGGTAAAACATATATAGGCGTACATGCTACAAATAACTTAAAAGATAAGTATATTGGCTGTGGAGTAAAAAGTAATTCAACAGCTATTTACAATGCTAATAGACGTGCTTATAAAACACCTTTTATAGATGCGGTTGTAAAATACGGCTATAATAAGTTTAAGAGGGAAATTTTATTTATATTTGATACATACGAAGAAGCATTAAATATGGAAAAATTAATTGTTAATGAAGAATTTATAAAAGATAAATCTAACTATAATATATCAGTTGGTGGTGATAATGTACAAGCACTTAGCGGTTCTGAAAACGTACAATCAAAACCTTTAGCTGCTTACGATAGTAATGGTGACTATTTAAATAAATACCCATGTGCTTCCGAAGCTGCAGCAGCGTTGAATTTAAACTCTCAATCTATAAACTGTGTTATGCAAGGTAAAAATAATTCCTTAAAGGGTTTTCGTTTTGTGAGAATAAACTCTATGGAAGATGAGGTACCAAACAAAATTGAAGAATTTAAAGAGATTCGTGGGTTAAATAAAAGCAAGAAAATATCTATTACAGACCATCATTCAAACACTACTGAAATATTAGAATCAAAAATGGAATTAATAAGAAAATTTAAACTATCAAAAGGTTCTGTTGACTTTTATTTGTATAAAAGGAAGACAAATAAATTACTGTTAGATAGATACCATATTGAACTGTATTAACTTATACTTCCAAAATATTTTTTTATATTTGACCTATAAATAAATATTTTTGTGTATGACACATATGGAAATAGCTTCCAGTATAAGAAATCGGGTTGCAGATGGACTCTCTGGTAATATAAATGATCAGGCTTTTAGTATAGATCAATTGTATGACGAGATTGATTTAGCACGAGCTGATTTTATTAATAAATATACTGGTACTACTAAATTAAATACAACTTATCTTTTACAAAACATAGACAGGTTAAACCTACAATGTTTGCCTTTTGCAAATGCTGAATGTTGTGCCGCTTATTGTGAAGGGGCTGATTGTGTTCCAGGTGTTGAAATCCCTACTTTATCAGCTACTTACGATAACAGTGCTATAGAATATTTAGGTATAGAAAATAAACAAGAAAAACTTTTAGTGTATTACGACACATCTGATATGTATAATCATCAGTTTCGTATACGCACAAAACATAAACCTTTTGCTTGGGTAGATACAAGCATGAATTCACATGGTAAAATGACTATATACTTTTTTAATTTAGGTATATATAATCCCCTACAATGGATATCTATAAGAGCCGTGTTTAACCACCCAAGTGAAGTTAGATCATTAGACCCTGATTATTTACAAAAGGAATATCCAGCACCTCTGCATATGCAAAATGCTATCATAGACACACTTACAGAAAAGTACATAAGATATTTCCGTACATTGAATTTAATACCAGTACCAAATACACAGACAGATCCTGTCACATAATATATAAGAAATGGCTTTAGAAAAAGTATTATCACAATTAGAGAAAAATAAACCTGTAGAGAAAAAAGAATCTACGTTAAAAAAGAACTCAGATTTTTTAGATGCTGATTGCTTGGAGGCTTTACAATTCCGTATAAATGAGGAGGAAAAATCTTCACGTATATATGAGAATATGTCTTTATGGTTTGATAATCAAGGTTTTGCAGGTGCTGCTCAACAATGGAAGCAGGATTCTTTAGATGAATTAGTACATGCTGGTTGGGCAAAAGAATATTTATTAAATTTAGGTATACAACCTGAACTTAGGGAAATTCCTAAGCAACCTACATCTTTTAAAAGTTTTATGGATATTGTTGAACAAACTTATGCCCATGAGATATTAGTGACAGAGCAATGTAAAGATTTAGCTAGTTGTGCCATGAAGTGTGGAGATCACATGTTATATCAATTAGCTTTGAAATATTTAACAGAACAGCAAGAAGAGTTAGGTAAAACACAAAATTTAATTGATAAATTAAAAGCGTTCGGTACCGACCCTGTTGCTCTTAGATTATTTGATAACGAACTTAAAGGTTAAGCATGGGACAAGAACAAGCAGCAGCTCCATTTTACGATTTCATGTACCCTAAGTTTTTACTAAAGGATTTATATGATATAGACATGCAAGAGGTGGAATACGCCGAGCGTGCTTATAATATTTACCGAGAGATAGGCAATATTGCAAGGACTACGCATGCTATAAAATTTACTGTAGATGATACACTAGAACATAAGTTACCATGTAATTTAGAATTTGTAGAAGCTGTTTCTACTTCTATGGATCATTACGCAGATAATAATGATGTGACTGTTTTCCATTCTGATGAAAATATTTCTCCTAATGGTTACATGGCGGATATACTTACTAATAGTTCACTTATACAACCTTTTGTACAACAAACTAGTGACCTACATCCTAAAGGAGAATATATACCTTATGAATTGGAAGGATCGCCTGGTAACTACAAACTAAGATTTGATTCTAGCATATCAGGTACAGAGATCATATGTATATACAGGGGTGTTGTTGTAGACAGAGAGGGTAACCCTATATTATTTCGTAAAGAGGCTGAGGCTATTGCTGCAAAATTAGCATTCATATATATACAAAAACGTATGTTTATGAAAGATCCCACAGCCGGGCAAATATTACCTTACATAAAAGGTGAGTGTGGTAGACTTATGGCTGCAGCTAAAATACCTGAGTACATGACGCAAAATGATTGGAATCGCGTTCTTACAGCTCTTACTAGCCACAATAGAAAAGTATACCACCGTAGTTTTAAAACTATGCAATAATGAGCGAAGTTACTGAACGAAAGTTTAGAGATTTTTCTTACATGCTCACGGGTAAAGATGTATTACCCACAGATGCTAGGGAATGTAAAAAATTCCTAAAGAAAAAAGAGAGTGCCCCACTAGGTAAACTTAGAGATATTTACCACACACGTGAAAATGGCGCACTTGTAAGAAAGATATTTTTAGCGTTATTACGTTGTATAATAGAAGAAGTGGCTATGGGGAATTGTAAATTTGTATTTCCTAATAATTCCAAAGCAACTATACAAGCTGATTGGAGTACAGAATACATGGCTAAAACAAAAGTTCGTAGACAAGTAAATTCTATGGATATAGACTTTATACAATCAGAATATAGACTACCTTACATAAAAATGCTATTTAATAACAAAGCTATAGATGAGAAAAAACGTTACTATGTATATGTAGATAAAAGTTTATATGCTAAATTAGTAGACACTGTAAACAAAGGCAATAATTTTTCTAGAAGACCTCGTGGTGTAGATTACTTTTTACCGTATATTTACCAGGAATTTCCATATATTGAGGAACATTGTTTGAAAAACTTAGCTATACATGGCTTTAGTTCTTTACTTGCAGAACTACATCACGGGGAAGAAGTTCGTTTTAGGGATTTAGTAGGTGAAGTAAGATTTTTTAGGCCTTTAGGTAAAGACTATAAAATCATAATGGATATGGTAGTAAAATCTAGAATAGCTAGAAAACAAAATAAATTATATGAGGAATTCTACGTTTAATACATTCTCTGAGTTAAATTCAGATACGCATCCTGTCAACACTAAGAATAGTTTGATGTCAGATGCTATAAACGTGGCATTAACTACTAAAGGACATAATCAGCTTATCTTACAAAATATGCAAGGTACTGATTTATTTTCTATGTTAAAACCTGGATACACACCACTAGGTGTAAATGTGTATAATAATATAGCATATATTTTATCAGGTTTATTTAATACAGATGGTACTTTTGTTACGGGTGAAATAGGGACTTTTCCTTCACCAGATTGGGCTGGACTTATAGCACAATCACCACAAGACCCTAATTATTTTTTACCTTTACTACAAGCTTATTCACCTTTATATAACTTTTCTAATTCTAATATAGACTCTGTATTAAATAATGATATTAATTATTATGAAGAGTTTAATACTAGTAAATTTAATTTTTTACCTGGTAGACTTATAGAATTAGAATTGCAACCTTCTTATGATGATTCAGTGAATGCAATATTTACTGATGACTACAATCCTATACGTTTGATAAACTCTAGATTCAGAGTTAGTCCAGATGGTAAATCAGCGGCATTAGCAGATCGTAGACAATCAAAAGATACTAACACCTATTCTAATAAAAGATTTGGTGCAACAAGATTAATAAAAAGATCTGATCTTATACCAGATTTACAGTACTTAGGTGTATTCCCCGGGGGACATCATCCTGGTGGAGGTTACAGATTCTATTTTAAATACTCAGATAGTGATGGCGCCCTTACAGATGTAATTGAAGAATCACGTTCTGTAATTATGGCTTATGATAATCATGGAGCTACAGAAACAGAAGATACAGGTAAATTAGTAAAATTTCGTATAAGTAATATAGACAGAAAATTTTCTGGTATAAAGATTTATTATTCCTACGCTTCAGGTGGCACAGACACAACTACTTCTATATATGAAATAGTCAATTTTTACGATATTACTTCTAATACTATGGATATTACTATCTATGGTAATGAGCCTAAGTCTTTAAAATCAGCGGACTTTCTTAATATAGATTACTCTAATATCAGCACTGCTAAGTCTATCACACAATCAGATGATAGGCTAGTTATAGCAAATATAACAAATAGTGTAGATACTTATGACACACTTAGAGTAATAGCTCAACAACTACAAATAAAACAATCTTCTAGAGACATGGTTATAAAAGGTCTAGGTAATGGTTATGCCAATCCTGACAATGTTTATAATTTTCTAGGTTATTGGGCGGGTGAAACAGTAGAATTAGGTATAGTATTTGTTCTCCCCGATGGTAAAGGTAATACACCAGTATTTCCAATTAGAGGTGGAGATAATTATGAAAACAACTTTACTTACTCAGGAACTAGTGAAATAACAAATGCTAGTGGATTTAAAATTAATAGTAATACAGTACCAGGCACAGAGAATAGATTAGGTGTATTTAGAACGTGGAAAAGTAGAGAAATGCTAAAGGGTAATAATGTAGACTCTACAGGCGTTATTTATTTTTCGGTTGACATAACAGCTCTTAAATCAGACCCTTATATATTAGATAATACTATAGGGTTTTTCTTTGTTCGTAAAGAACGTAAGAGAGATTGTATAACACAAGGATATTTAACAAATGTTACTAAAGTACCTTTATCTAAACATATGATAGATACTGGATACTACACTAATCAAACTTTACCAACTGAGTGGGATAATGAGTCTCTTACACATCTACAAGATATATTTTCACCTATAGGTAAATATACTGGGAGTGATAAATTTTTACCTGCTCCAGGCCGTTTATGGGAAACTACTGTAGATATGGGTGTGGGAGGTAATAAAGATGGTGGGCCTGTTACTTTACAAGGTAGAGTGATACCAGATCAGAACACTAATGAAGAAATGCATTACGCTTTTTATTCTGGTGATCAGTTAGCAGATCCACAACTTACAGCTGCTACTTTTAATGGTGGTACTAAAGGGTTAATGGTTAATTCTGATGGAGCCACTAATGCTAGTAGTGATTTAGGCTCAAATTCCATATTTTATGGTATTGTACTTACTGATACTGACCATTTACCATTAACTACAGTAGGTGAATCTGATACATTACTTTCACCGCGTGGTTATACTGTAGAATCAATCAGTAACGTAAGACAACGTGTGTCTATTAATTTAGTAAATGTGCACTCTAAGTTAACTTCTTTGTATACATCTATAAAAACGACAGATGCAATTATATTTGAAGTTGATAATAATAATAATATAATAACAGGTAGTATGTCTACTACAAACTCCGCAACAACTGATAATATAGTAGACGGTGGAGTTGTCACAGGCACATGGGATTTTTTAGATTTTACAACAACCGCGGGTGCTACCACATACAACTACAATATAAGCATATCAAACTTTAAAATAAAAGAATTTTCTACGGGTACTATATACACCATGAGTGGCCACATGGAGTCAGGGACATTTAATGTAACTAGTGTGCAATTAAATTTTACTACCGCACCTGTTAAAGAATTGGAATTAGGGGTGCACAATTTTAAACCTACTGTATTAATACCGGATTCCAATAGACAAACTTATTTCCAATATGTAGGTGAAGGCCAAGAAGCTTATTCAGGCAATCAATTCTCTGCGACAGAAAACAGAAATTATTATTTAGTAGCTTCTAACAATCATTACACCACATGGAATTATGTAGTGACAGGGACACCTGACGCAGATTATTTTTTCTCTAACAATGTTCAGTTTTCAGAATATGTCGGGGTTAGAATGACAAAAGGGGAATCCCAAATTATAAATGCACTGAAAAATGATGCAACAACCGTTGTTGGTATGAGTGGTCTGGTATTACATCCATCAGGATATTCAGCAGTACCAGCTACGGTGTCATGGTTTAATGACTCATTAAAAGATTATAATTACGCAATAAGGGATAGGGGTATAAGATTGGCTATGTTAACTAACGTATATGACTCAAATACTGGAGCACTTACATTAGCAAACTGGAAAGGTAAATACACTAACACAGCTCTTACTGATACTTACTCGGCTATATCAAAAAGATATACTTGGGCTACCAGTCCTAATATAATGGAGCTATTTGACGGTGATTGTTTTATAGCACATGTATATAAAAGAATATCAAGAGGGTTAGGTATACCAGGTGTGCCAACAGCTACTGATCCTAGTGTATACAGGGATGGTAATCAATCTACTGGGCTTAGAGCTAAGGGATTTGTAATACCTATAGTTACAGAGAATAATTATAACGTAGCTCTTAGAAGCTTCCAACAATATTCGGAAACAGAAAAAGCCTTGTATGGTAAATCTAGAACTTTCTATCCTATAGATAATATAGATGCGTTAAGATCTTCTAGACAACCTGAATCTACAGGTTATAATCATGGTTACGATTTTACCTATAGTGATAAAAACTATGTAAGTTTAAATGACCGTTCACCATCTTTAGATATAAATTACGGTAATAGAATACTAGTATCTGAGCGTAGTGCTGCGGGTGATTTCAAGAATGGTTACTTAGATTTTAGTGGTTTAAATTTCAAAGACTATAATAAACAATTAGGTGAAATAACTAAAGTAATTGCGCATAATAATTTTGCTTACTGTATATTTGAACAGGGTGTTGGTGTTATTCCACTTACTCAAAGAACTATGATGTCTGAAGCACAGGGTGGTATCTTCATTGATAATGCTCAAGTATTAGCTAATAAAATGGAGATCGTTTCTACAGAATATGGTAGTGACCAACAATTTAGTATAATCAAAACAGATTTATCTGTGTACGGTTGTGATTTAAACAAAAACAAAATTTGGCGTATAACATCTGCTCAGGGTGGGCATAATCTTGAACTTATTAGTGACTTTGCGGTGCAATCTATAATTAGTCAATTTAAAGACCGTATAACTAAAAATAGTTATGCAAGATTTATAAAAGCTAATTATGATCGTGAGAGAAACCATGTTATATTTTCTTACATGAATGAGGATAGTGGACATTTTTACACAGACAATTTTGATGATGCTGTTTCTACTAATGTTACACCATCTGTGCCGGTTAATCCAAATCCAACTACACCTGGTGGTACAACAGTAGATGATGAAATAATTTACCCTAAATCAGCTACTCTTGTCTCTAAGTCAGCTTATATTAGCCCTAGACCGAGTGTAGTAAATAGTATAGGGTCATTATATTGGAATGAAACTATAAATAAGTGGGTATCAAGACTTAGTTGGACACCATTATGGATGTATAATATAGAAAACAACTTGTATTCATTCAATGCTATAAAGGATACTCACATAATATGGAAACACTTCTCTGAAACAGTACCTTACTCTTTTATATATGGTGAGCAACATAAATTTATATTTGAGTTTGTAGTTGTAGACAAATCTACTATGCAAAAAATTATAACTAATTTAATGCTTGTTAGTAACAGAGTGTTCCCAGGTCGTATATCTTACACACTTTTAGAAAATGATGTAGATTATGATTCTTTCGCGAGCACAAATTCTAGCTATGTAGATTTGCTTAGACAAAGACATGAAATAGAACCTTCAGTTGGTTGGAATATTACTACTATACAAATTACTACAGGTGGTGTAAATTATATAAACTTCAATTTATTAATTTCAGAACATGAAGCAGAGCGTTTAGTTGGTAGTTATTTTACAAATTTAGTTGATGGTAATATATATATAGTTGGTCCAGTATTGTTACAAAATGGTGTTTATTATAATCAATTATTAGACGTCAATGGTGCACCTATTGTAGGCCCTAACCCCTCTAACTTTGTTGCATTAGATCGTATAGAATTCGGTATAATAAAACAAAACATGGAATATATAGAAGACCATTTATATATAGAAACAGGTAAAGAACAAGAAGGCTCTACTATTAGAGATAAAGCAGTAAAAATCAAAGTAGAATACGAAGGGTATGATTATGTGACTGTACAAACAGCTATAACATCTTTCATATACTCATTTAATTAATATATACAAGCATGAAAAGTAACATTTATGATCTTTTAATTTCAGAATTAGTTTTAAATAGTGGTAGTGGATCATCTACTCCTAGTACTAGTACTGTCACAAGTTTAACACTATCTAATGATTTAGGTTCAAACTCAGTTATAGTAAACTTTGTAGGTAATGTTACTTACACTTCTACTGTTAATAATATGCCTGCTGGATATAGTATATCAGCTAGTTCCCATGTAATTAATTATCCTGCCACAGCTGCTACTGTAGGTAGTGGATCTCCTATTGTAGGTGCTGCTACACCAGTGGTTTTAAATACTAATGGGGCTACTTTTACAGTAACGTCAACAGTAACGTTAACTAGTTTAACAGACCCTACTATAGTTCTTAATGCTACTAATACTATTACTGCAGTAGCTTCTATTTACTATGGAGTTAAGCCTTATGAGTCTTTTCCTATATTGACATCTCTTAGTTCTCAACCTTATACATTGAATCAATTTTCTTTAACTAGTACAGTATTAGGTAGATTCTTTATAGTATTTGAAACTGGTCTACTAAACTTTGATGGTTTACTAGATGACGGAGGTCAATTCTGGCCTGTATCAGATTTCACACTTATAACAAATTTGGGTTATGATTTCTATCAATTAAATTGGGATACTCAGTTAACAGGTACAGTTCCAAAAATATTCACGATAATTACCTCTTAGTAAATATCATATTTTTAATATATTGTTTCAATTAATACAGATAAAATGTCTATAGAAGTATATAATAATTTTAAGTTACAGAAAGCAGCTGCATTAGACAGCCGTTTAAATCCTGTAGCTACCTTTGGTGACTTACCAAATATTTCATCAAATTTTCTATATTTAGGTGCAGTTGTTTATGTTACTTCTGAAGCGGCTGATTATAAAGTCACAGATGTATCTAGCGTTCTTACTTGGGTAAAACAAGAAGTTGTTACTTTAGGTGCAGGAACTATTAATATTTTAGATACAGACAATACTATAGATTTATCTATGGTTTCACCTGTTATTGCTAAATGTAACGTTGTAACTGTAAATATTTCAGGTTCTAATAGTTCTGCTGCTATATACACTATATTAAATGCACCTACACATGACTTTGAGATAAGAGTTCAAAATGGCAAGCAAATTAACTTCATGCACACAGACTATACTTCAGCAAATAATGGGGATATAGTATTCGAGGACGGTTACAATTTTAACCTTAGAGGTAGATCAGTAGGTAACGAAAGTATCATCTTCCGTAAAAATGGAACGGCTGTGGTACAAGTAGGAGCTACACAATTTTTGACTGCTAGTGAG